GGGCGCGATCCGTGATCATGACAAGGTTCCACGTCCATGCATTCCCTTAAAGGTGCCTATTATACCGAGGCCGGTTGGATGCTTTTAATGCCGTCCCAAGGCGGGGCAATGAAAATCAACACATGAGAATTCCCTCAGCAAAACGCTGATGGTACTGCTCCCACGTCTGAGCTAAAAATGGAATGGCATATTTCTTTGAATACTGCCAAAGTCGAAGTTTTTCTCTTTCAAAAACATCTCGACCATGGTGATAATACTCCATACATGCCTGCTCAACATTAATAGCTAATTGTTGCTCCACTGAGACTCCACGTTGAGGTTTGCGTATCCACAAAACCATACCGTGTATAGACTCCAGTGAAAGCGGAGCATGAGTTCCGTGAGAACGCTGAAAACGTCTGCACAGAAAATCAATTTCCTCCCATTCTAAATAATCTTTAGTACAACTACTCTTTCCGGGAGTAGTATAGGTCATACCAAAATTTTCATAAATAAACTTTGACATCTTTGGCATAGTCACGACCCCTAAAAGCTCGGGATGGACAGCACCAACGTTATCATCGCCATAAAAACCACGTTTAAGGTATTGGTTGATCAATGCTATGTAACTCTGAAAATTCGGAGAACTAAACATTGTCCTAGAAACTTCACATCTATAGAACCAATTACTCATAAGAACATTTGCAAATGAATTCAAAACACCAGTTAACCACTGGCCTGAACCATTAGCCCAATTCATAAAATACACTTCACAAGTTATAATCAAAATTGGACCAACGCTTGCAAAAGTAATACAATAAAGATACCAATTCATTTTTTCATCCGTCCATTGTGCATACCAACGAAATGCCGAAAACAAACCGTAGGCAAACACTTGACGAATACTAGTATCAAAATTAGAAAAATCACCAGCAAAAAACTTCGCATTTGGCATAGATTGTAGTTTCTTACGAAGAAACTCCCATTCATTACCATGAGGATTTATTCCGATGTTAACATCGGATGTCCCTCGATGAGCTTTCATAAAATTTATTATATCACCTATTATCATTATAGTTACAATAAGATGGACAAAACAACCAACATAAAAGAGACGAGTTTTGCCAGCATACACGCGTGGCAAATCTCTAGTCTCATCTTTAAGACAGGCCTCCATTGCTTGCTTAAGTGTATAGCCTTTGTCCATCATCTCGAACACTTTATCGATCGCAGCATCAAGGAGAGGGTGGATCCAACCAGTAGTCTTATCAAACATCTCCTCACGCTTACGGAACCCATGCACTTTACCCCAATAAGAAACAGAAGCCTGCATATCGGAGGATTGCAACGCCTCCATCTTAGTCAACATCCGGAATTCACGACGAACATTAGGAAAGAAACCACAAAACGCAGCTTCCGGTTCTTTATCAATGAACTCAACGAACTTGGGATCAACTATTTTAACGGGAGCACATTCAACCTTGGCTACAGCGTTTACTAAGGGTTGTATTAATACAGTCGTTCCATCTTCCTGCTCAACGTGCGTAGGTTTTAGCAACGCTGGAGCTGAAGAAATTGGGTAGATAGGCGGGGTCTCAATGTCACCTTGAAAAGGAGAAGGAATAATGTTCGTTTCGGACGGTATAACTGAAGGTCTCTTAAGAGATCCCATCGAAACCAAACGACCATTAAATTTATCCTGTCTACGAGTAGCAGAAAGATTATCAACTACGTGAGGGGGCATAAAAAGTCCCTGCTTCATAACAGGTCCTTGAGGAGTATGATAAGCAACTTCTCTCGGAAGATCATTTTCTGTCAAAACATTTATAAGCGAATCATCTCCTACCCTCCCGATATGAAACCCAACAACATACACATTGTTGGTAACGGTATCAACTGCAATGTACGGAAGGGAGCAATGGCCAGGATCACCCTTTGCTCCAATACAATACATATAATCATTTATCATAAGAGATTCTTCTTTACCATCAACTGTAGTCAAATGAGTGAGAGAAGGGAGTTCTCTGTCTACCAACTTCGATCCTCCGGCTAAATAATTAACAACAACTCCTCCTTTGACTTGACGATGCAAACGAGAAATTTTATAATAACCAGAAGCCATGGCGGACTTGATGTTTTCTAAACTCTCAAACCTCTTCTTACAGGAAGGGAGTTCAGCGAACACCTTATGAGAAAAGTCCAAATAAACGCAATCTTTCTCTTCAGAAGGAATAGTAATTTTAACATGGGAAGAGTGAATCACATCTGTCACGCCTTTGTCGTTAGAAATAGTTATCTTGTCAAAATTAAGACCAAGCACGATCAAACAGTGGTGATAAACAAACGCCCTTCTACCAGAAAACAAAACTGGAATAGAAAACTCCTTATCTCCATAATGAAACGTCAGCGTTCGCATATTGTTACTAATTTCATTAATTTGCGACATTACTGATTCGTTTAACACTTCACTCCCCTGTGCCCTGTGCGTGAGAACACGTTGACGAGCTTTCAATCTAGCTTGAAAACCCTTAGACAGGGATTGAGCAGTATGTGAGGCTAGCTTGGACTCAATCTCTGGATCAACAAAAGAAAGCTGAGAAACATCTCCTGTTAGGGACAAAACCTTGTTCTTTAGAAAATACCAAGCTATTCCCGCAGCAAGAAGAACTCCTACGGCCGCACCCGCCACCTTCCAAGAAGTAAAATACGCTTGAGACGAGATCCAATCAGAAAAAGAATTCGATTT